TTCTTCACGCTTGAACTGAAGATAGTACAAGCTAATAACAGGATTCGTATTTCACCCCTTCAAACAGCCTGGAATAAATGGTATGCAGGCTACGGAGCGCCTGTATTTATTCTTGCTAACTTACCCAAGGCCCTTGGAGGGTCTAGGGTTAAACTGTTTTCAGGGGCCGTGGCCCAGGACTTACGCCATAATGACATCGATTCTGTGCCCGGGTTGTACGAAGGAAGCCTCAAGGGCCTCGACTTTTTGAAACTCCCAAACTCCGTTTTTAATAAATAAAAATGGGACTTGGACCGCGGACCGCGCTGGAAGGACCGGGGCGCGCGCAGCGTTCCCTGTCAAGCAAAACTCCCTAAACTCCCGGAAATCAGCCAATATTGTTCAGGGCTATTCACCAGCAGTTCCCGGGATCCTGGCTGCAGCTGGTGATGCGTCTTGGGCAAACTCCTAAACTCCGCGGAAATGCTCGACATTTTGAATGGATCGACGATCCATTCTCCTGACGCACCGGGCGCCGGGCAACTTCCTCCTGACAAAATAGTTCAAATGAGATGTTGCATTGTGGATAAGAAAATGGTATAATAAGACAATTCATTAAGAATTAGAAATGGAGCAAATTATGGTTGTCGACCAATCAATTAGCGAAGCACTCAATAGGATTGCTGAGAATCAAGAAGAAATGAACGCAACACTAACTAGGATTGCGAATCATTATGATGGGGTTGTTCCCGTTATGACACGCAATGCAAAGAGAGTTGAGGCTTTAGCTGATGAGCAAGATAGTACATTTGCTCAAGGCATAAAGAACATCTTTAGCCCTCAAGAGCATTAAACTCCGAAACTCCCCAAGTTGTGCATAACCTGTGGATAACTTGGGGATAACTTTCCAGTTCCCGGGCTGCGCGCCGGGGAAACTCCCAAACTCCTCGAGAATATATTAACTATTTTGGGGGATTTCGGTGAGCTGGGTTTGGGCACCGGGGGCGCGCCGGGAGTTCCTTCACGGATGAAGAATGGCGGAAAACAGCCAAATGTTTATTTCGCCCGGGCTCTTGACAGGCGCCTGGATCCTGACTATATTAGAGATGAGGGTAGAGAAAGAGAATAAGAATGATACATTTCCTGGTTTTATTGTTGATACCTGCCAAAATTGCGATCGGCGTCATGCTGGCGTACTGGCTGCTGCAGCTCCTGCTGCAGTAAAACTCCCGAAACTCCCATAAATTGCTGACATCGAGACATGGATCTGAGGTCCTGTTTGCGGCCAGGGCGCGCCCGGGATTCCCTCCCTGACTGGAAAGGTTATCCACAAGATTGTTGGAATGGCTATTTACATTGGATTCGGATTCTTGTATAATAGGGGTAGAATTAGAATGGTGTTACACATTACTAGTTTCAGAGGCGATACATAGTATCCTCCCTCGATAAGAGCAAAAGAATCTTTAGTGAACGCTTATGCGTACGGAAGTGTATAAAGATACGAGGCAAGATAAACGGAGTTATTCGGCTCTTGCCTCACTAAACTCCAAACTCCTAAACTCTTATCCACACAATCCACAGACTTATCCACAGCCTAGGTGTCCCGCTGGAGCGCCCGGGAAACTCCAGC